ATGGGGGACGGCACGTCCCCCATAAAAATAAAATAATTTTAAAATATATTAGCATTCTAAAAAACTTACTCTTAGTAGACTGAAATGTTCAAATCTGCACTATTAGGCACTTCAGTTGCTTCAGGCACGAACGCTCACAATGCTCACAATACAAATCCACCGAAGCCAACAAAGCCTGTGACATCAGTTAATGGTTTAAAGATTGTAATGATACTAGATGAATCAGGTTCAATGAACGGAATACGAAATGACATGATTGGATCTATCAATAAATTTATCAGTACACAAAAAGAGATTAAGAACGACATTGACGGAATTGAGCCACATTTTACGCTAGTTAAGTTTAATTCTAAGATCACTAGAGTGTATGAAAATACGCCTTTATCAAAAATCATTACATTCTCACAAAGTGATTATTCTCCTGATGGATCCACAGCTCTTTATGATGCTATCGGTGATACTATTAATTGGTTTACATATGAAACCAATGTTCTTATGGTTATTATTACAGATGGCGAGGAAAATGCATCACAGCACTTTAACCATGCACAAATTACTAAAATGATCGAAGAAAAGAAAGAGTATCGTAATTGGTCATATGTATACTTGGCGAATGACATATCAGTGTCTAAGCAAGGTACATCGATGGGATTAGAAAATTCAAAATATTCATCAAATGTTACAAGAGAATCAAGATATTATGGGGATTTTGTTGGAAATGAGCTAAATATGGCTGTTCAACAACAACGACAAAAAGGAATTTCTGTTCAATCTCAATTAAATTCTTCTAAGTGATAATTTTTTATTAAGTTCTTTTAAGTGCTTCTATTATTGTTATTATTGTAATTATTGTAATTATTGTAATTATTGTAATTATTATTGTTATTATTGTATTTATTATTGTTATTATTGTATTTATCTAGAGAGCCATCGATATGGTCCTGTGCCATTCACATGTGCATTTACTTTGAGAGGTTCCGTATCAATCTCTTCTCGAGTACCATAAACTATCCAAGAAAATTTTCCAACTAAACCGAAAACATCAAAATAACCATCTTGCACTTCTGATGCATAAAGATTGTTAGCTGAACCTATTGGCGTAAGATGAACAGTCCAATTCTTTCCTAGTACTTGTGCATATTCGGGAAGATACACTCTACATGAATTATTACCAATTTCTATTTTCCCATTTCCGCGATAATATATGCCAGATTCTGGACCTTCTAGTAACTACTATATATAAACCTCATAAAACTTATTATATGATAATTACTCTTAGAGGAATTACTGAAAACTATCACTAAAAGTAATACTTTGAATAATTAATTTATGTGTAGTATTTATATAATGGAAAAAATATTGTTAACAGATACATCTAATTTTATTAAACAATATAAATCTGATGAATTTTCTGAAAGCAATAAGAAAAAAATGTTAAACATCGCTATAGTAAATAATATTAACATTGATGTATTAGAATTTTTACTAAAGAAAGGATGTAAATTGGACGATACATCATTTCACTTTTTAATTTATAAGTATCAGACTGATAAATTATCCAGAATTGTTAAATTATTAATCAAATATAACATCAAATTAACAAGCAAAGACTTGAATATTGCTGTTCGTTCTGGAAAAAGTAATATTGTTCTTGATATGCTAAAATATAATGTACCTCCTGATATTAATACATTAAATAATGCATTTGATTCGAAATTAGAAAAACCTCTTATAAAAGAGATTTATGATTATTGTCGCTTACATAATGTAGCAGAAATCCATCGTTATCCATATTCCGTTGATATGACACACTTTATAATTACTGAATTAAAAATTCCAATTACAATGGAATTAATGAATTCTTTTGAGATAATTTATTATCCTAATAATAACGAAATTGCCAAAACCAAATTAATTATTATTGAATTCATAAAATCATTACAGTGTATAAGTGCAAAATGTGCAAATGCAATCGTTATATTACCATACAACAGAGAAGAAGCTTTTGGCAAATACTTAAAATCTATTGCAACAGCACACAAAATAACATATTTTAATGCAAAAATTTACATATTACCAGCAATTAATGAATTTATACTATCTAGCATATCTAATAAAAACATCCTCGATTTTATGATAACTTATGCATATGAGATAACACATCATGCATATATCCGTCGTGAAGATTCAATAAAATTCGAGAATAGATTTCTTAATAAATTAAAATGTTTTAATGATATATTTTCTAAACAGACAATTAATGATGATTTAATCTCAAATAATACAATATCACTATTATATGGTATTCATAATCTACACTTCATAAAACTATTAATTGATACTCTTGAAATAGATGTGTACAAATTTAACAAATCAGACTTAATGTGTATATATCATCGTCACTATCCCTATTATTATGATTATAATAATATGACGATAAGTGTAGACACTTACAAGTCTGAATTTAAAAAATTATGCTTGCCTTGTCGATTTGCGTCTATTGATATTGATGAAACATTATTACCTGAAAATTGCAATGATATTATTAATAACACAACTGATACTATTAATCAACTACTTACTGATTCGGGTCGTGATATTATTGTATTTATAAATGGCTCCCTAAGTGCCTCTCTTAATACTAATGATATTATCTGTTACGACAAAGAAGATTTAAAAAAGTTAATTGATGACCCTGATAATAAATTCTATGAATGTACTGGAGAGTTAATTACTGGTACCAATGACAAGAAATTAGGAAAATATACACCAGAAGACTCGCCATATATTAAATTCTATATCAACATGGACGGACTAAATGGATTTATACATATTAATGATATCAATCATATGCTACATTGCACAAGCTTTTGTAAAATTTTTTACATCATTCCTAAATTAAATGCATACCAAGGGCATCAGAATAGCGAGCAAATGATGATCACTCATTCAATATCATGGCAAAACGCATATGGACCACTTGATCAAATGAACTTTATTGGTGCTAATCATTGTCAATATGGTAGTAATATATTGGTATATACATTCGCAATATGTACTGACACAGAAAAATGTGTTAAATCATTGATTAATCCAGTTGCTTTTAAAGAATAATAAAACCTCTCTTTCTTCTTACTTATTATTTTCTTACTTTCTTGCAATTGGTAACAGTATAAGTCCACCCAGCAACAGGAATTTCACGAGTTATTACATTTGAATATTCGCAATTGCTAACCGTTATGCTTGTTCCTAATGTATCACTTTCTATTATTGGTGCAATAATATTTGCACTTGTATGATCACAATGACCTACACTTCGACAGTCATTTATTATTAAAGATTTATTATCATTTCCCCCAAAGTTAAATGTATATCCTATAATACCTCCAGATTGACCACTCAATCGCGCATTTACATGACATTTCTCAATTGTTGTGTTCACTAGATTACGTATATGATAAAATGCTCCAATAATTCCTGCTCCTCTATTAGTAATATTACCTATAAACTTACATTTAGAAATAGTATCAATATCATTACAGTAAGTTCCAGTAATACCACCAGCATATTCTCCAGAAATGTTCCCTTTTACTGAGCATTTTGAAATAGTGCCAATAACATCACAACCATTTGCACATATACAACCAGCGTTTACTCCAGAAATATCTCCTTTTACTATACATTTTGAAATAGTACTAGTGTTAGAACAATGACATCCACATATACCACCAGCGTTTACTCCAGAAATATCTCCTTTTACTATACATTTTGAAATAGTATTAATGTTATAACCACATATACCACCAGCAAATAAGGAAATATATCCATTCACATTTACCACACATTTTGATATAATATTAATGTTCCCACAATTAGATCCACATATTCCTCCACATCCGATCAATATGTTCTCTTTAATGTTCACATTACAATTAAAAACACTAAAAAAAATGAATAACCGCATATTAATCCTCCGCCACTCGGATTATAATTCCAATAATCAATATCAATAACATTTGGACATATGACATTAATATTTTTTATTATTGTATATTTGCTAGATGATAATAGTTGTTGACAAAATAATATACCAATTGTTGATTTCTTCATTGTAATCGTATGATTATGGCCATTAAAAATATCTCCTCCATTTAAAATTAATATTGGGTTGTAAGTATTATCTATCTTTATTGATCTTGTTAGAGCATATTCAAAATTTCCACCACCAATATCTGTTTTAGTAATATGATACTTATTTAGATCTAATATTGATGTGACCGGAGCTAAATTAGATAAAATATAAGCAGGCCATATCCACTGACTGCTTATGTAGTTAGTGATATTTCCTCTTTGTGTTTGTACAATAGGTTCTTGTATAGTCTGTGCTCTTACTGAACGTATTGAATTTACTAGGGATGCTGGAGATTCTTGGAGTCCAGCTTTTGTAATGACTTCAAGAGTCTTACATCCACTCTTTGTAATAAAATCATTAAGTGCCAAAAAATGCATTTATAATTGCCTGATTACTTTGAGAACTCTGAGAATTCTGAGAGTAATTATACATTAGACCAACTTTATCATACGTCTTTGTTAACGCATCAGATAAATTTGTACCAACGACATAATTCAAGATATCAACATTTGGAAGAGGTTGAATATCATTAAGTTTTTGTTCCTGAAGCGCACTCGGGTGAATCACTAGTAATGTGCTCATGTTACTTTCGATACGTAAGATTATATTCTTTGTGTTTAAAAACAAAAAAAAATGCTAAATTAATAACGCGATATTAATAACTAATACTCTCAGCATTATGTCTTTAGAAGAAGAATTTTACATAGATCCAGAATATGAAAATACAATTATTGAAAATGAGGAAAATAAGTTTCTATATGTTAAAAATTCTTATAATAGTAACGGTAATAGCAAAAATGTTTATAAGCCATTAAGTGCAACTGCACAAATCAATCACACAGACGGCATATTTATTGACAAATATGAACCTCAATCATTTGAAGAATTACATTTTGATAAATCTCTTGTTGATAAACTGCGATTGTATGCTAGAAAGAATATGTCCCATATTCTTATAAATGGTCCACGAGGATCATGCAAAAAAACATTTGTCAAACTGTTTCTTAAAATGCTCTATCCTGATATTCAATTTAACACAGGAATAGTTGAAATTAAAACTAAACAATCTAAAAAGCTCGAACTAAAAATTATCAAAAGCAACTATCACATACAATTAAATCCTAGTGATTATGGCGTGTATGATAGATTAATTGTTCAAGAATTTATTAACGATATGATGAAAATATCAACTAAACATATTCAACTGTTTGTTATTGAAAATGCAGACTCACTAACAGTGGATGCACAAGAATGTTTAAGAAGAACATTAGAGAAATATATTGAAAACTGTAGATTCATATTTATATCAAGCAATAATTCTACTGTAATAGATCCATTATACAGTAGATGTACAAAGTTCCGACTGAATGCTCCTTCAAACGATTATATACACAAAGTGCTAAATACTATCGTTAAAAAAGAATCAATTAGTATATCTGATGAAATGATACATAATATTGTTGATATTTCTGATAGAAATATTAAGAAAGCGCTCAATTACCTTAACATTTACAATATTAAAAAGACAATAGTTGACCAAACAGATGAGCCAATTGAAACTATTGCAATGTTATTTCAAAATACAACTAATTGCCTACAAAATATTAAATGTTTTAGGGAAAATTTATACATAATGTTAGTTCATTGTATTGAACCTCTCGATATATGTAAAAGAATGTGGAAATATATTCAAAAAGATTTATCGGATGATACACCAGAAGGATTGCAAAGATATCTAAAAGCATCTGAAGGATATGTCACATGTTGCGATAATTTGAAAAAGTGTAATAAGCCAATATATCATTTAGAAGAATTTGTTTTATTTCTCTATGCATATGTGTGGTTAGGGGAGGGGAACGTTCGTTCACCATAACCCCCTTGCATAGGAATTTCTTGGAACAAAGAACAACTTGGGGGAATAGCTATTCCACACATCAGCATGTTACTAAGCGAGTGGGCTATGGGGGACAGCTGTCCCCCAAATATTAAACATTATGGATTGGACAAAGTTAACACTAGACGTTATAATAAATCACAATTAATCACAATTAATCATTGATAGTCAGGAAATGATTTAACAATTAATTCACAAAAAAATTAAAAATATGTCTTACATTACATATTTATATCACGAAACAACACATGCTGGTGCAAAACCTATTGTAGAACATCGCCAAGATGCTATTATGCCACAATATTTAGATCAACAACTCATGAACAACAAAGTATATAGCTATGAAATATTTTTTAAAGATAGTTTAGTTTCTAGACATTATATCTACCAACCAGAATGGTTTATTAAGTGGATTGATGAGGCAAAAAAGGCCTCTTAAGTCTCTTAGGCCTCTTTTTAGAGATAAATATCAATTCTTTGATAACATTTATTTGCAAAATAGTTATAAAATAACTCTTCATCCCAATTTGGTTCTAATTCATGTTCTATTCTAAGCATTGGAATATAAAATGGTAAAAATTTATTATTATTAACATACTCCTTACTCAAATTCTCTAAAATAAAATGGATAGCTTCTGCATCATTCTTCTTTTTATAGTGGGGAATACATCTCAACAAATCTGCAAAAAAATTAACATCTTTAAGAATCGTCATCGCAATATCATCCCATGTAAAATAAATACGTTTTCTTGGCAATCGCAAATTACTTTGTGTTTGATCTATTTTCTGCAATAATGATGCTGTACAAAATATAGCAATCATGTCAGTTTCCATAACCCTCTCCTTTGCTGTATGTGTTGGTTTTGCATAAACTACATCTTTAATGTATGTATTATATATCTTGATCTTCTCTTTTCCTTCCGATGTACTGAATTGTTCATGATATAACTCAATATATTCGTTAACCAAATTAACTAAATTTTCAATATGTAATTCAAACACCTTAGAACGTCTCATTAAAATGAACGATTTTCCATTAAATACTTTGCACAATCTTTTATCATAAAATCCGTCAATGTAAATATTATGAAATTCAGGTCTTTCTACAGAACAATTAATGCATTTTGTTAAGTATTGGATAGTTTCTCCCTCTCTATCAAAAATAGCACAGCGAATCATTTTCTCAATTCCCGGAATCAATTTAACATAATCATAAAGACTTGTCACGGCACCGAATGGAATCAGATTCTTTCCTGCTGAGAAAGAATCCTGATTCTTTATTAAATCATTTAGAGAGCAAGAAAATAATTTATGATACAATAGTGTACTCTGTAAAAGGCAATTTTTATTACATTTTGGACATGTTCCGGCATAGTTTTTTGGTTCACTAATTGTAGTAACATTGGTACATAATAAATCAACATGAGTAATATAATCAGATGCATTTTCAAAAATATTTTCACAATAAGAGCAATCTAATATTTCTCCACGTAGCTCTTTTAGTTTAGCGCATATACCTTCTTTTACATGATACTTAAAAATGTTCACATCATAAAAACATTTTTGACAATAGTTACATACATATCCATAATTTGTCATTTGTTGCGTTTGTTGCTTTCGTCGCATTTAATATAGTAGTATTACGAGTAATAATATAATTAATGTATCTGATACTATTTATTCTATTTTCTGTCAATAATATATACTTAACAAAAAATTATTATAGAATATTATGGACTGTTATCTTGTTATAATTACTATTGCATTGGTAATTATTTGTATATGTGCTCTTACACACAATAGCTTAATTCCTAGATCAATTGGACAATCATGGGAACCACAATTACCATGGCAACAATCAATGCCTCAAGTAAATCAAATGCCTCAAGTAAATCAAATGAATCCAGTAAGTCTAATGGGTCAGTCCTCAATGTCTCTAATGCCTCAAATGCCTCAAATAAATCAATCTTGGCCTCAACCTCTTGTTCAACCTTTAATGGTTGAACAAGCACAACCTCAGCCATGGCAATCAGTTCAACCACAACAGTCTTGGCAACTTCAACCACAACAACTTAATCAACCAGTAATTCAGCAACCAGTATTTAATCAGCAACCAGTATTTAATCAGCAACCAGTATTTAATCAGCAACAGTCTCAGCCAGCATTCCAACAGCAACAGCCTCAACCAGTATTTAACCAGCCACCAGTATTTAATCAGCAACAACCTCAGCCACCAGTTCAACAACAACCTCAGCCACCAGTTCAACAACAACCTCAGCCACCAGTTCAACAACAACCTCAGCCACCAGTTCAACAACAACCTCAGCCACCAGTTCAACAACAACCAAAGTACTATAAACAAGACTATAAACAAGACTATAAACAAGACTATAAACAAGAAGACTATAAGAAATCAATATAAGTTTTGAATCAATAATTGCCTAACAAGTGACCAAGACCAACAACTGGATCCCATCGTGAACTTGCATTATTGATTCCGACAAATCCATAATTAATATTACAGCATTGCATTTCAGTACAATGTGTATTAGTTGATCGAGGCCGAACAAATCGCGTTGAGGGCATTGAATACAATTCTCTATTAAAATATCCCTTTGTCCGTCTACCAAGACCTTTTTGTTGATCGTTAATAAGAGCAATCATTCCAGCGACTATTGGACATGAACAACTTGTTCCATCTACAGGAAAAGCTATGTCAGGAACAACAATACCGAACACAGCACACATATGACCATTAGCAACAATATCTGGAATTGCTCTTCCCATCGGATTCCACGATGACTCATTATTTGGAAGAACTCTAGCATTGTTCAAATACTCAGTAACAACATTATCTTGAAATGTTCTATTATTAGAGTATATACTAAATGATCCTCCTGTTGTCCACTGAACATTATTAAAATTCACAGAAATAGATGAATTATGTGTTATACAATTATAATCTCTACAAAAAAGACTTGTATAATTAAAATCGACAGGTCTTGTATTGTTAGTGATTGCTGTTGCTCCGACACTTAGAACGTATGGACTACTAGCTGGAAATTCAGCATTGATCGCTCTTACATTAATCTCTGGCATACAACCTTCATTAGATCTTGAAGGAGATCCTGCATCACCAGATGCAACTACAACAGTCGTTCCTCTTGCTGATATCTTCAATAGTTCAAGATTTACTCTATTGACGTATGCCTTATTTTGCTCAAATGTATTAGAACATCCAGCGATTTGACATTGGGCATCTTCAGCCCATCCATATGAAATACTAAGAACTTCAGGTATAAAATCTTGACTGTTTAGATAATTAAAACCATCAGCAAGCCACAATGGCAAATTATAGTAATAAACATCAGCGCCTGACGCTACCATTGTTGTCATTTGAAGATCAAGAAGTGATTCTATATCTGCGAAAAGGTTTGGACCAGTTCCATTTTTTATTTTATTAGGTGGAAGACCATTATAAAATAAGTTATAATCAATAGCCAATTGAGTATAACCTTGTGCCTTAAACTCTATCACACCAATTGAACTATTATTTACAACAGTGTCGTATGTTATGTTATACAATTTCAATATTGACTCCCTCGAAACATATCCTGTATCAATTTCAGGCAACTCTTGAGGACTACTGCTATTTATATTAGTAGCAGTAGCAGTAGCAGTAGCAGTAGCAGTAGCAGTAGCAGTAACAGTAACAGTAGCAGTAGCAGTAGTAGACATTCTCGAGAAATGAATTGGCTTTGAAACTCCACGTTCAGGATATTCAATAATATCAATACAATCACTACTTAAACTACTTAAACTACTTAAACTATCATGTTCTTTATTATTTTCTGAAATAAAGCATTCTATCAAATCACTACTCTTAAAATTATATGTATGACAATTTTCCTCAGCATAATCAATTGCACATTCTGTATTATCATTATCTATAGTCAGCAATTCTATTTGTTCCTTTGTTAAATGCTTTGTCTCATAATTATGATAATTATCATAATTATCATAATTATCATAAGCATAAGCATTAAGTATGTAATTTTCAAGATATTTAATACCTTCAGGATTGTTCTTAACATAAATATTTGCGCGAAGACTGCTTTCTGCTATCACACTTATAAAAATTACAGAGATTACAGAAATTCCTATGCTTATTGACATTATTTGATTGTTTTATTATTTTAAATATTAAAATAATAAAAATTATTTTTTGTTTATACTGAAAAAGATACCAAAGTATGAACGTCCCCACCAACGGGGGACAGCATGTCCCTACATGTTCCAGAGCAAGGGGGCTATGGGGGACAGGATGTCCCCCACCAAGGGGGCTATGGGGGACAGGATGTCCCCCACCAAGGGGGCTATGGG